CAGAAGTCCGGGTCCTACAATACCTCTTCGGGTAATTCGTGGATCCGGGTCGCTGCTGCACTCTATTCTGGCGCGAGCGACGTGTGTGCAATGGGAGACGACTGCGTTGACGACGGGACTGACCTGAAACAGATGGCCTTGCTGGGTCATCCTATTAAGGAAAGCTCCGTCGTTAATGCGTCTGACCCATCTTGGTTGGCGGACGTAAACCTCTGGCCGAGCGAGATAGGAGACGACGTACGCAGGCTGTTGTTACGCTTTTCTTGGAAGCCTTTCGACAGCTCTCTGGTTCCGATGGCCGACTTCTGTTCTCACTGGTGGTGCAAACTGCCGGGGAGCCAGGAGTGGGTCACCGTTTACCGGGGTTGGCGCAAGTCTCTGTTTAGGCTCGTGTGCACGGGGAAAGATAAGGAGATGCATATGTATGAGTTTGTTGATCTAATGGCGCACAGTCCAGCGCTGCCACACTGCGTGCGCATGCTGTTGGACCAGGGCTGGTGGGAGGATTTCCAGCCCTAGTACGGTGTACTACAGTCCTCAGGTTGTCAATGAAATGCGGGCATAAACGCTACCTACTGACATGAAAGGGGCCATCCATCAATGCGAGGGCGACCTACGAACGGGCGCCCGCGCGGAAACCGGGTAACCTACCTGGCGTAAGCGGATGTCATGCTGCGTAAGACTACGCGTGTTGACCCTACCTCCGGGACTCACGTGGTCATTCGCGTCTACGGACGCGGTGGGCACGAGGAGAACGTTGGATTCGGAGAGCGAGTAGCTGCGGTGCCGGCACGCCACGTCTGGCATTCGGTTTTCGCGTGGCTTGCAGGCAAGTGATCCTCTGGAGCAGGGTCGTGCAGCGGGGCGTGTTGATTCTCTAGTGCGAGGTCGGAAGACATCCGATCGGACACCGCTCCTAGACGGTCGCTTCAACGGCCTCAAGGAGTTCGCCGCATGGTAACAGTGTGGTTGAACCTTGGGGTGACGAGAAGCGGGCGGGCTAAGAGGGAGGAGACACTGTTGCCAGCTGATTTCGGCTCTGTCCCTTATGATGGGGAGGTAACCGCCGGGCTTAATAAGTGCCTAGCCTACCCCGAGCAATCGGGGGTCCGGCCGTTGCTGAACCTAGGGCCAAGTTTGCATGTTCAATCCTGCGGGCTTCGGCGCCTTGGGCAGGGGGAACTCTCGCTTTGGTGGGTG